TGAACACCAGACATAACTTTCATTGATCGTTCCATCAATGCTAGAGTTGTTCCTACTGGCGCTTGTGCGTTAATGTCTCCAACTTGTATATCTGCAACGGAGCCAATCCTTCGCCCCTCGTCAACGATATTTTGGAGCAACTGGTACAAGACGGAACTGGGTTCCTTGTAAGGAATGAAAGTAATCGCATCACGAATTGCGCCACCAGGGACATCAACATCACGGAACTCACCAGGCATGAGAGGCGTATCATCCCCTTTGATGCGTAAACCCCTAGCTTTAAGACCAGCTGGTAAATTAGATAAAGTACCAGCATCGATAAGTTGACGAAGAATACTTGTAGCACTTTTAGCCAGTCCACCAATGAGATGTATAAGTCCTGTGCCGTAGAAACCAAGCCCTGGTAAATATTTGTAATGAACAAAATATTGAACTTTCTTTTTCTTTTCATCTTCCTCATAGTAATTCCTTCTTATAGATAAAATTGTTCTGGATGATTTATCAATCGTAACAACATAAGGTCTTTCGATACCATCCTTATCCTCAAACGGCTCTGGCATTTCAATATCGGCATGCATCTCTAATAGGGTGTGCCTGTCATCATCTTCGATAACTGCTGACTCTCCATCAAGTTCATCATACTTTTCCTGTATATCTGACATGTCAGGTTCTGGTTCGGGTAATTCTACATCACGATAAAATCCATTCACCATAAGTTTTGCTATTTCATTTGCAGATTTTTTCATAACATGTGTGTATCTAGCACAAGTCATTAAATCTGTTGCACCATAAGAAACAACAAAATCCTCCGCAGGAACAAACATCGCACATGGTCTTTCTAAGAGAGGATCATAATAGACTTTCTTAAATGCTGATCCTGCTAGAGGAAGCTTAAAGAGCATCTGCTCTGTCTCATCTCTATATTCTGTCATTTCTTCTGTGAGAAGATAATTCATTTCATTTTCTACCCGAGCTGCCTGATCTGTTTTTTCTGTAGATTGTTTACCCAAAACTTTGGTTCTTACTGGACCCGAAGCGGGAAACATCTCTCCCATAGCCTGTGCTTGGAATCTTACAATACTTTCTGTTAAAACAGGATGAAAAACACCAGAGGCTCCAGACCAAGGTTGTTGTCTTTCTTCTATTTTCATACCTAGTAAATCTAAACCTTTGACATACGACTTCGCCCAATCACCTCGTGATTTTCTGTCCGTATTAAAATTTTCAATTAAGTCACTTGCTAGTTTTTGTAATTCACCTTCTTCTAAAAACTCTGCAAGATTACTGTCATGAGAAGGTCCTAATATGTCTTCAGTTTTTTTGCCTTCAAAATCAATAATAACACCACCATCATCCGTGGTCATGGAAACTGAATCAGGATTTTCTATTTCTATTTCTAGTTTTTGCTCCTGTTCAGCTAAAACTTTTTGTGAAAGTTCCGCTGGTGTCATTTGTTTTTCGACAGCCATTTAATGCTCCTTATTTTATTCTTTGTAAAATTCTATCTATTTTTTCTTCTAACCGATTTATAGCCACTGTTACATCATCTCTTTTTGCATAATCTTCTCGTGTTTTGTTTACCAAAATATCTATCCTTTTAATCTCTTTAGCTTGTGATCCAAGAAACCACCCGCCTCCCACGACAATCAATCCTATAAGTCCATCTATAATATGTGCCAGATCCATTAATAATACTCCACGGGTCTTTTGTATACGGGCTCATCATCCCAGTCATCCATATTTGTTCTGATCCAACCACCTTGCCTAAACCTTAACAGAGCTTGTGTTGTTGAGTCAACTAAGTCATCATTGTCTCCTACTGGAAAAGATGCACACTCTTCTATCACTTCCTCTGCCCACCTGGTGGGTGGGTGCCAAATTACTCCACTTGCAAATAAATCTGTGACTGCATTTACTCGTGCTATCTTATCTTGTCCACGACTTGGTGTAAACTCTGTAACAGGAATACCCATAGAACGTAGTTCAAATATCAAAGGTGATCCAGCAGCTTTTGCTTCAATAATCATTTGATCAGGTTCAAACTCATGGTACTTATCGTAAGCCGCTCGTTTAAGGTCTGGAAACTCTAACTTTTCTTTGTACGCATCTATTAAAATCAGATTAGGAATAGACTCCCCATTTTCATTTGGCTGATAAAATACACCCCAAGTTGTGCAGGCACTATAGTCCGCTCTCTGAGTTTTTAGAAAAGCCGTATCCCAAGATTGTATAATTGCATCACATGGAGGTAAACTTGGTTTCTTCCATTCCTGCCACCACTCTCTTTTTATTAATGCCCCTTCTTCGGAGGTGGGGTCTTGCTGATATTGTGCGTTCCATTTAGCTACAGGCAACTCTGCTTTTATTGCATCTAGTTCTTCTTTTTTCCAGAACTCTTGCCACAACGCATTACCTGATGGCATAATCGCTGGAAGTTGTATTACTTCCCATTCACTACTACCTTCTCGTTGCGTTGAGTTTTTTATAATTTGCCCCGTAAGATCTCTTTTACTCCATCGTGTCATAACGATAATTATTGCCCCGCCAGGTTGCAATCTTTGTCTCGGTCCTGATGTATACCACTCATAAACTTTGTCAAACACTTCAGGATTGTATGCTCCTATAGTGGCATCTTGTTCGGAATGTGGGTCATCAATAATTAAAACATCTGCACCTTTACCCGTTACAGCGCCACCTACACCGATAGCAAAATACTCACCGCCTTTGTTGGTGTTCCATCTTCCTGCCGCCTTACTATCGACAGATAATGACACACCTTTAAAAATTTTTTGAAAATCTTCAGACTGAATAAGATTCCTAACCTTTCTTCCAAATCCCACAGATAACTCTGCGGTATGTGCCGTCTGTATTATTTTTTTATGGGGGTACTTGCCTAAAAACCATGCGGGAAACAAGTAACTTGCAAACTCTGACTTGGTGTGACGGGGTGGCATATTGATTATTAGTCTTTTTAATTCACCCCTAGCCACCTTTTCAAATGCCTCTGACATAATCTCATGATGTCTTCCGTGGACAAATGATGACCACTGAGACCTTACAAAGGGTAAAAAGGTAGTTTGACAGCTCTCAAGATGTTTTGCCTTCTCTATGCGCTCTAAAAGCGCCAATACATCTTTTTTCTTTTCTATGGGCACATCTTTTAACTGATCGTTAAGATTATTTATGTTAATCGCTTGTTTCATCATTCCAATCAAAGTCATCCACGAGATCTGGTGGTCTACATTCTATAATCTTAGATGCCATATCCATCATAAACATAGCTTGTGTGGGTTTAAATGGAGAATAAACATACATTTGCTGCTCACCTTCGTCATTTACATACCAACCTATCATTATTGGTTTATCTATTTCTACAATATCTTTGGATGATTGTCTATTTTTGCCAATAAATTTCTTAAATTTTTTGAAATCTATAACATTTTTGGAGTCTTTTTTAGAAATGGGTCTCTCCCTACTAGTTATAACTAGTATTATAACTAGTTATATTAATATAACAAATAAAATATACTAGTTATAACTAATGTAGGAGGTTTTTTGTTTATTTTGATAAAAAATAGTAATTATTTGCGTAGAATAACATGCAGGGTGCAGGGCTAGGCACACTACTACATGGGGGGTCGGAGGTAGGTGGGGTACAAATACACAAAAAAAGCGAAAATAGGGAGGTTAACTAGCCTTATTACCAAACATTTCAGATAATTTTTTTTCTAATTCAGCTTCTAACTCAGTAACAGACTTTTCACTATTACTTTCTACTTCTAATTTGTCTGTAAATAGTCCAACTGTTTTGCCTAAAAGATGTAATGCTTGTATTTTATCTGATGATCTATTGTCTGATCGTTCAACTTCCTCAGTTAGTTTTTTCAAAACGTACTCACCCCTCAAACGCACTTTCGTGCTATAATCCTCTTCCTTTTGCTTAATAAGTGTATTAATCCTTGATGAGACCTTGAGGTGTGAAGCTAAGGCACTTGCTTGTTCCCATACACTTTTATCTTTTGTTGTATCCTTGACCCCATATACGGTTCTGTAGGCACTTGTTAACTGTTCACCTTGACTTACAAGTCTAGCGAACTTTTCTTGCTTATCTGTTAATTTATTCATGCAAAATATCCTTATAAAAAATAAAGTTCATATGCACTTTTTATCACAATCTGGTAAAAATAATCAATTAATTAAAAAAAATTCACCCCCTGTATCCAAGTCCTGTACTCACTTTCATTGTATTGCTTGTAATTATATTGTATTACTTAGTATTGTATGGTTGACAATAAGTATTAAATATGATCTAACACTTGTACACAT